GTTTAATATTAGATAATCTTATTTTAGCATTTCTTAATTTAGCGCTTTTCTCCTGTTTCAATCTCTGAACTAAGTACTCAGGTTGATTTATTCTAGTAGAAACTATAGCATGCAGTATATAAGCATACATAGCTTCTTCAGCCATCTTAGGGACTCTAGTATCTAAGTCATAAGCTAAACCATCAGAAATGTACTCTAAAATGATCAGACGATCAACTAAGTCGTTTGAGAAAGAAAAAGTATTTTCTCTTTCATTTATAGTAAACCAACCATTAATTTGACTAACCTCTGGTTGTATACCGTAAAATCCATTTTGCCAAGCAAAACCTTGACCAAAGCCTCCACCGTATATGTTGGCCCAGACAGGTGATCCATCTTGTATTTGGTTGTTAATTACACCGATACCGTTAGTGTCCCATCTCTCTTCTGTTATAGAGGTTCCTTGTATGTTTTCACCAAAACCATCTTGTACTGGTATACCATTATCATCTTGTAAAGGTATAGCTGTTGGGTTACTTGTTAGTGTAGTTGGATATATAATATGTTTTATACCTGAGTTATCTACCCATGACATGTTTACGTAATTAACATAGTCTTGTGGCATAGCAACACTTAGACTAGGTGGTATAGTTAGTTCTTGTGATTTTACACTTTTCAATGTATCATAACTAAATTCTTGCATAGCTCTTTTAGCAAAGAAAACAACATCTGTTCTTTTCACATCAGACACTATTTTACCAGCTCCAACATAAGCCACCATGAAGTTACTTACTATATCATTTAATTTAGTATACGAGTAAGATCCCCAGTTTTCTTCAACAGTGTTACCGTAGGCATCTCTATTTCCATACTCACCACCTGTTTGAGATTTTAATTGAACAGCTACAGAAGTATTTTCAGCTAAACCTGTATTGAAAGTTATAGTATTATTTTCAACACTGTAACCTGCAGTGTACTCTGTGTAAACTTGCTGCCCAGGTGCAGCTGTATATAGTTTAAAATTATTGTTAGAATACTCAGGTTCTACAGGATTATAGCTACCAAAAACTAAATTTGTATCAAACGTTGTTGGTCCAAACAATGTCTGGTTAGCAGTGGACAAAAAGCTTTGTGCTCCTGCATAATACTGACGGTTATTTTCGGTTATTAAACCTCCATTAGGTATAGACATAGTTTATTAGCTTTTTTGGTTTATTTGTTCTGCTTGTACTTGTTGAGCAGTAAGGTTTACTAGGTTGTAGTCCTTAACCACAACGCCAGCATATAGTAATATTTTTATAATAACCTCAGGTTGCTCTGATGTGTCTAACTCAAAATCTTGAGAACCTAAAGGTATGTATTGGTAGTAGTTCTGCCCATCAGGTATTTCAAAATTCCAAACAACATTAGCTGGTTTTTTAACATAAGAAATACTAATGTTAGATTGTATAGTGTTAGGTTTTAAATAAAGTTTATTATCCTCGTATAAATATAACGGGTAATGTTCAGTGGGTTTGGTTAAAGGCGATTGATTAACGTATAGAAGGTCGTTTCTTTGCACTAACTGAGCTTCTATTTCATCTTTATAAATAACAGTACCTAACCTATATAAGTCACTTGGTAGTTCGAAGTGATCTGTTGAATAGTTAGTTGTTGCATATTTTTTAAATATAGCTATTTTTTCATCAATATTTTTTATACGATCAGCGTATTCACTATCGTTATCTGGCACTCTAAGCTGTTGGTTTAGACTTTCAAAGTAGTTTTCAAAAGTTTCAAGTTGAACTTGAGTAGCTATCTTATTGAACTCGTCAGGCGTCATATAGCCTCGTTGTTCTTTATTTAGTATTAATAAGACTGTTTTATAAACCGTGTCTACACTTATTGCCATTTGTTAGTTTTTTTATTATAATACAGAGAAGACCGCCGAAGCGATCTCCTATATATTAGTATTACATGTTATAGAAACTTTTTCTCTATAGATTTGAAAACTTCTAAGCCTTCATCTGTTTTGAAGAAAGCCGCCATAGCTGAGTATGGGTGCTCATCAAAAGGTACAGTCATAAGTTTCTTTCCGTTAGAAGCCCAAACAAAAGTTCTTTGGTCTGCAGATAGTTTAATTATAGCTGCTTCTGTTGCTTTAATAGCAAAGTTTCTTAGTTGTACGTTTTCATCATTAGCTAGATCAATAAATAAATCTGGATTATTCTTAGCGAACATAAGAAGATCTCTTTTTATTTCTCTACTAGTCATTTTTGATACTTCAGATCCTAATTCTACTCTTAATATAGCTTCTGCTTGATCAACATCCATAGACTTAGCCGCGTTTAAAGCTTCAATTTCCATTTCTAAATAAACAAGATCATCAACAGCTTTTTCCACCTTGCTAAACTCGTAGTACTTTTTGTTTAATGCAGGGTGATAAATAGATAATAGTTTCTGTAAATTTTGTTTTTGTTTAGGTACAAATAAAGTACCATTTTTAAATATAACATGCCCAAGTGTTGATTCACCTTTTTGTTCTTCTACTAGTGGTGAGTTTTGGTTTGTAGCATATCTTAATTCTTTTTGTTCTCCAGTTTCTTCATCAAACCACAATAAAGGAAATCTAGCAGAATGCCTAGACGGTAGAGTTGATGTTAACGGAGTAAATGAACCTTTTAAAATATAGGTTCTATCTTTAATTTCCCAACTAGGTTTAGCTGGTTCTACTTTTACTTTTTTTGTAGTAATTGGTTGAGGTGCAACCTCAGTTTTAGCTACTGCTTTTTTAGCTTGATTTGCCATAATATAATATAATAAAAATGTTAATAAAAGTAATAATTACCCCCGTTGATATAACGAGGGTAAAAATTACAGTAATTTACTCTTGTATTAGTCAGTGAACAATACAAAGTTGTTTGCAGCTTGTACACACAAACATCTTTCAGATAGGAAGTGTACTTCCATTGCATCAAGATCAGAAGTGTAAGCTCCTCCAACAGATCCAGTCAACCAAGACTTCATACGACGGTCATCAGTTTGAGATGCTCTATATCGAACGTGCAAGAATGGACGTCTGATGTTAGTTCCCAAAATTTGATCGTAAACTGTAGAAGTTCCAGCTGGTACTAAGATTCCTTCGATACCTGCATCAGCAACAGCTCCACGAGTAGATGCGTCGTTCAAGTATTTCCAGTCAGTTTTGTAGAAGTCATAAGAACCTCTTCTGAATCCAGAGAAACCTAAGTTAAGTGCCATATCTTCAGAGTTTTCAAACAATCCGTAAGCAACACCACCGTTAGCTCCAGCAGATACTCCGCCTAGCATGTTATCGATAGTTAAAGAAAGTTGACGGTTAACGAACAACATGTTTTCTTCAATTGCTCCTTGAGTGTCTAAGTTCTTAAGAATAGCGTCGAAGTCAGTCAAATCTCCAGCAGCAGGTGCAAATGCAGAGAAAGTATTTCCTCTTGATTTTACAGCAGCAAAAAGACCTTCAGTACCTTTTTTACCAGCAGCCAAAGCTCCAGATCCAGCAGCAGCTAAAGTTCCTTCTACTACAGACATTTCTAGGTAGTCCTCAAAACGTAGTCTAGTTTCAGACTCAGCTTTCAAGTACCACAAGTAACCTCCAGTTCCATCTTCAGTAGCAACTTCAACCCATCCAATCTGAGCAGCGTCAGATCCAGAGATAGCATATTTGTCTTTAATGATGATAGGTGAATTAGAGAATTGTGTAAAAGAAGGAGTGATTGACTTGATGTCAGCATCTCCAGTTCCTTTAGCATACTCAGAACCGTATACGAAAATCTTAAGTCCAGTATCAAGAACGTTAAAGGTAGCATCAAGATCAGCTCCAGTGTAAGTAGCAACAGTAATAGTAGCCAAAGTAGCAGATGTATCAACACTGTTTGTTACCAAAGCAGTTACTTCAAGTCCATTAGCAGGATCCATAACTACGATAGTATCATTTTTAGAGATTACATTCCCTACAAAGTTAGCTCCATTAGCAGCGTTCAATACGAAAGTTAAAGTAGTAGCAGAAGCAATAGTTACATCGTTGTAAGCAACGTGCAATCTGTTTTGCTCAGACCATACTACTTGATCAGAAGTCATAGGCATTTCAGCTCCTACCATACGCAAGAATCCAGACAAAGTTCTGTTTCCGTAGCGCTCTACTTCTTGTTCATAAATTTCAGGAAGATATTGTTGTGCAAAGTCGTTTCCTGATCCGTCTGTAAAACTTAAGTAGTTATCAGACAATAATTGTTGTTTTTGACTCGGTTTAATTGAACCGAATGTTGGTGATAATGCCATTTTAAATAATTTTAGCGTTAAATTTTAATTTTTTTAATCTTTAGTTTTGATGAACTAAGAGCTGTTTCTCCTAACACTTTTACTTTGATACCATCTTTAAAACCTGTTTGAGGCGCTTGCCTTACAGTTTGACTTGGATTTTTTGAGCTGTCTATTACTTCTTTTACAGCATCAGCTTTTCCTTGTTGATAAAAATGATTAGCAATAGTATCTACGTTAGCAGCGGCATACATAGCTTTGTGGTAACCAACCGGATCTTTTACACTACCATCGTTGTTAAGGAACTTCCCTACAATATTGTTAATGTTTGATTGGTTTTCAGCAACTTTACTAGGATCTTTTACACCATACCTAAACTTCTTTTCACCTAAGTTGAAATCAAAACCTTTGAAATCTTCGGAGAATAATTTTTTAGTTTGGTTTTTAAAAGCCTCATGTTGTTGCTCAGCTTTACCTTGCTCTTCGTTATATCTATTGAAAAAGTCCACAGCTTTTTGTTGCTCTTGAGTTACGCCCGGTCTCAACTTGATCTCGTCGTAGTATTTACTCTTTGTTTGCTCCAAAAAGTTTTTGGCTTTTGCAACTTCTTCTTTAAATGCAAGCTTCTTCTTGCGAATATCTCTTTCTTCATCTAGTTCCTCGTCATATGAAAAGTCTTCTAGTAAGAGATTTACATCCTCACTATCTAAGTAAGGTTTTGTTTTTTTGTAATACTCTTTAAGCAGCGTAGTGTTATCAATGCTAGAATAATCAGCGTTTAAGCGAACGTAATCATCTATAGTTCCACCTGTTTCTTCCATGAACGAAACTAGCTTTTCTATGTTTTCTGGCAACTTAACACCATTATCTTGCCGCTCTTCTACAGCTTGTTCGAGCTGATCTTTTAGCTCTTCAGATGATTCTTTAATTTTTTCCTCTGTAATCTCTTGAATTACTGGCGTTTCATCTTGAACGGCGCTTTCCCCTTGTGGTACTTCTTCACCCACTTTTTGTACAACTCCGGTTTGTTGATCTTCAACCACGTCTGTTGCTTCTTGCTTTGTATCGGCATCTTCCTGTGTTTTTTCTTCAGAAGGAATTACTACTTTAGTAACTTCTTCCTCCACTTGTTTATCAACTGGTTTAGATAAATCTACTTTAATAGGTCCATCTTGTTTTTTACCTAAATTCTTAGGTTTTGTTTTTTTACCTTTCAGAGAGAACTCTCCCTCTTTTTTTTCTTGTGACATAATATAATATAATTAAATAGTTAAAAATTGCTTTTACTTAGGATCGAACTGTTCTAATCCGAAACCACCAAGGTTGTCAAACCCAGCAGATTCAAAGTTTTTAGGAAGCTCATCGTTTTTTCTTTGGGCTATTAGTTCTGATTGCTGCGTTGCTTGTATTCTAGTTCTTTCGTCTTTACGATCTTCTATTTCTTTTTCTTTTGATTTTTCAGCCTGAGCTCTTGCTTTAGCTAATTGTATTTGATAGCTAAACTCTTCTGCCATTAACTCTCTTTTTATTTGAGCTTCTGTCTGCATTCTCTGTATTTCAAACTGAGACTTGGCTTGCTCTATATTAACCTTTTCTTGAGTAAGAGCTTGTTGTTTTTGAACCTCAGCCATAGCAGCAGCTTCGCTAGCTTGAGCATTAGCCTGTGCTTGAGCCTGTATATTGGCTTTTTGATCAGCCATTTTTTCTTCGTGGCGTTTCTTCTTTTTAAGCTTTAGCATTTGGTTAGCCATTTTCAAGTTTCTAACTTGCCTTATATCTATAACGTCATCTAGATCTACATTGCCACTTTTCAAGGCTATTTGTAAGTTTTGCTCTAGTTTAGCTTTTTCCTCTTCATCAGGTTCTAATTCTAAATAAATACCAAAATCATGCAGGTTTAAGTCTTCAATTTCGCTAAGTGTTTGAAAGTTGTAATTAGATATACTTTGCTTTAACGAGTTAGCTGTTAATGAATATGATAAAGAATCTGCTATTTTTAAAGAAATATTTTCACACACTCTTAAAGTTAAAAACAACTGAGCTTGCATTAAGTGTCTTGTAGCTGTATTAGAAGCGTTAGCTGCTAACTTTTGCAGCCCCAGTAAAGAATCTTTATCTGGCATGGAACCATCTCTAGCTTCGTTTAATCCAGTCGCATCGCGTATCATTTTTAAATAGTACTCGTAAGTACCAATTAAACTTTGTATTTTGGCTTGACCAGATGAAGAAGACAGTTCTTGCACTGGTACTTTACCAGCATTCATACCTCCTTCTTGAGTTAAAGATCTACCAACAACGCTACCCGTTTGAAAATACATGTTAAGAGCTTCTGCTGGATTGTAGTTCGTACCATTACCTAAATCAACCTCAGCCAAACCGTCCATATCTAAGAATACACCATCGGGCACTATCCTAGACATTACTTGCTGTAACTTTAAATGAGTTAATTGAATCATATCAGCAAAACCTGTAATTCTGCTAACTAGTGACTCAATTCTACCTTTATACATACGAGGCGCACATATAGAGTAGTTCATTTCCACCCTAGTGGTATCAGCGAAAGGTCTAGACATGTTTTCAGCAAGCTTCCACTCCAACATATGATTATTACCCAGAACTTTAGCTCCAGTATATAACACCTCAATACTTCTACTTACTCTTTCAAAGTTATCGTTGCTAGGTGGATCAAAGTTATCTGTTTTTTCTATAGCTTTTTCTAAACCGTTTTCTGTTTTTTTAATCTTAAATACTTGATTCATGTATGTTTTGTACTCAAAGTACATAACTTGAACAGTATTTGAATCATAATTACCCCAACCTGTTACGTACTGAGAATTACCTGGCATTTTTTGTATAGCCTCTAGTTCTTCTTCAGATATATCTGGAAACTGTTTTTTTAATTCAGATATGGTTATAGACTTTACTTCTCCAACATAATATATGTCATCAAAATTAGGATCTTCAGTATATGAGTAAACCATGTAAGCTGGATCAACGTAGTCAATAGTTACTCCGTTTGATGGATTGAAACCTGTTTTTACCGCAGCAATGCCTAGTACTGTTAAATCGTTGTTTAACCTACGTCTAATTAAGTTATACTTATTTCTTGCTAGAGTATTGTTTATTACTTCTTCTTCAGCCACCTCAACACCCTGCTTATAAGACAGCTGCATGTGTAATTCTAACTCCTCAAGAGTGGATGGTAACTCTTCTTGTTTTAAGTTTGATCTTGAAAAATCTGCTCCAGTGTTTTCTTTTGCTTGTTGCATTAAATCTTGAGCAACCATATCTGCCGCTATTTCATTAGCGTGATCGGTTCTTTTCTTTTGACTTTCAGGGTCTTGCGCGTAAGCAACTATATCGTATTCTTTGTTAGACATGCCGTTAACAACAATGTCAACAAACTTAGGAATAACTGGTACGGGTTTCCAGTCTAAATTTAAGTAAGATAAATCACCATTTATAGATAACTCGTCTTTGTATTTAGCTATAGATTGCTCACCTCTAGCATATAATCTTAGTTGGTGAAAATTACTATAGCTTTGGGCGTATCTGTTTCCAGAGCGACCCTCTTGAAACCACTCTCCCTCGATAGCTCTAGCGACTTGAATCCCGTAATCTAAGCTCGCTTTAACTTCATCACTAACTACTTGGCTAGGGAAAGAGCTGTTAGTATTGGTGTATACTTTCATTTATCTTATAATTTTTGACGATGTTCCTTTGTTATCGTACCGTTTTATACCTAAATTTATTTTCTTATATTCCTTCTTAGCTACAGGTGTGTATCTATTTTTGTTACAAGCCATTATAGCTAAACCAGAACTAATAGATGCATCGTGTTTTGTTCTATTATTTATATTAAACTTAGCCCAATCTTCTAATGTTCTTTGGAAATACATATTACCATAACCGTTAGGTGTAATACCTATGTTTTCTTCTACGTACGTTTCAATAGCAGCAGCGTGAGCTTGCTTCATGTCTTCACTAGAGTTTGGTACTCCACCTATTTCTCTTTCTGTAACAGATAACTTGTTATATACTTTATCTGGTCTATTCATTGAAAAACCTCTGTAGCCTCTTCTTTTAAAATGATACAATAATCTTGGTTTATTGTTTTCCGCTAATATTGGCATACCATAAAAAATACAAGCCATTAATACGTCTTCAAAAAATATCTCAGCTGTTTGAGGTCTAGATATATATTCTAAAAAAAACAAGTTAGGTGGTACGTTTTCCATTGAAAACTTAGTAAGACCGTGAAGAGATCCATTAGATCCTCTTTTATCTACTGTACCAGATATATCATAACTATCACAACCAAAAGCACCACAGTGCTCATTACCTGGGTATTTAATACCGTTTTTTATTACTATTCTATTTTGTAAATTAGCAGGTGGTACCCAAGATATCTTAAATCTACCATCTTTATTTGGATAGAATAAAACTCTACTATCTTTTATACCGTTTTCCCATTGAAAGCTACCTGTTGTTACTGTAGCGGTGTTTTGCAAATCAGCATTATAGTCTATTTGCTCGTATATTTTTGTAAGATTAAACAAAGACTCTTTTGCTTCATCTCTAAAAGCGTGTTCTTCTGTACGTGGAAATTGACGATAATATTCGTTTAATCCATCTTGGTCATCTTTTAAACCTTCGACCTCATTTTGCCAGTGTTCAATAACGCCTTGATTTATAGTATCACCGAAAGGATCTAAAACTTCCTCTTTTGGTGTATCGAATACAGGTAATCCATAAGAGTCAATGAATCCTTCGTAGTTCCATTCCATAGGAATGAACAAACTATATAATCCCGAACTAGTCTGTCCGTTGCGGTTTCTTTTTGTGACATTTGATGCGTAATATAGTTTTTTAAAGTTTTCACCACCTTTATCTAAAGCGTTTGATGTTGAACCCATCATGCATTTGCCGATAATTCTAGAACCAAGACGTAAACAAGTTTTTGTTACTCGCCAGTTATTTAGAATATTATTTGGCTTCTCCCATTTTCCACTTTCATCGTGTACTAAAAGTTTTAGCTTTTCACCATCATAAGAGTTGTCTCCTGTATTCTTCCAGTCTATTGTTGTGTCTAGACCTTCTAGCTCTTCTTGTCTTTCAGTTGACGTTATATTTTTTCTAGTTAATTTAGAAGCTGGTACCCTGTAAGCTAGCTCTGTTTTAGGTCTATCCATACCATCTTGTATGGGTTTGAAGAAAAATGGGTAGTTGACTGATATTGGCACAACCTTGTCTGTAAACATCTTCTTCGCATCAGGACCTGATTTAGATAATATTCCAAATCTCGCGTCACTTGAAATCGTAGCTTCATTAACTGTTTCTCCAGATGCCATGAATGAGAAACCTGAACGTCTGTTTTTAAGGTAACACATTCCAAAACATCTCTTGTCTGCTTTGCACGCCTCCCAGAATATATAGAACAATCTGTTTGCTTCTCTAAAATCGGGGTTACCAACATCAATTTTAGACCATTGAAGATACATATAGTGAGTACCAGTAATATAAGTTGCTTTACCATTGTTGTTAAACCAAAAACCTTGTTCTCTTTTCTTAAACTCATTATCTATATAGTCATACCACTTTTCCTTAAAACCTTCGTCGTAGTTTTTCCAGTCGAATATAGTCTTTATTTTACTTAACTCTTTAGGGTATTGTAAAGGTTTCCACTTTTTTTCCTCAGACTCGTAAGTATTGTCTTCTTTAGGTAAAGCTATTTTTAAGTTTTGTATTTCGTATATCTCACCAATTTTACCGGTTTTACTGATAACAACCATATCAAACTCTTCATTATACCCATACTCCCATTTGTTATACCTATTTTTTTTGTTTATAACCTTAGGTTTAACGTGGTTAGATATTACTTTATATAACGTTTGTTCGTACATTATTTAGATCTTCCTTCTGCAAAACCTTTAAAAGTTTTTTCTTTCTTTTCTACAGGTTTTTCATTAAGTATGCTTTCCTCATCTTCAATACGCTTCAATATTTCAAAGGCATCAAAAATAGCTAGCTTTTTTGTAGCTGCAGCATTTTTAAGACGATCGGCAGAAATATCATCATCAGAATCAACAATAGCTTCTTTAGCTACTTTAATTAACTCTTCAACTGCTCTTTGCCCAGCTAGGATTATATTCTTTTTCGTCTCCTTGGTATTCATACTTAATTGCAATATCATTTGATTTCATACAATATAATCGTTCTCCGTCAATTATAAACTCAAACTCACCATACGGTGTGTAACCTACTAGGTCACCAGGAACGATTTTAGCGGCTTCTAAGGAACTATTACCATATTTTAGTATTCCTATAAGCTTTCTCTCTTTATCCAGCGTTAGATCATTATTATCTAACAGCGGTTTTACAAAACAACGGTCTTGAAAAGAATTCCAAGTGTCGTCACTATTGTATAAGTATATTTGGTCAGGCGAACAAAAGTATAAATCATCTATGAATTTAGACCTACTGTCTTTACGTTTGCCTCTAATATCAAAAAAACTTCTAAAAACATTGTGGTGTATAATGACCACGTCACCCTTTTTTATAGGTGTTGAATAAGCTGAAGGAGTTGAAACTACTATCGCTTTATTACTTACGGCTTTAAAGTCTTCAGTATTAGTGTTAGTTATTAGGCTTTTGTCACCTACTTTAACCTCTGTATCGTACCTTTTATTAATTGGTTTTACGATAAAGTCAAATAAACTTTTCATTAGTATTCTAGATCATACTCAACGGATATAGCCATGTTAGAATTAAACTTCTTCCATGGCATTACCTCGTCTTTCTTTTTAATGTATATGCTGTAAGAACTGTCGTCTTCAGAATACAGTATAGCCGATATAGTATGACCCCCGTAAACTTGCTGACCTACAGCATAATGCATTGCATCATTTTTGTAATCAGAACCTATACTTATTTTTCTAACTACAGAGTTCATTAGTCCTCAGATTTAACTACTGTCAAGTCAGAGTCGTCTTTTTCTTCAATTTCAGTATAAGAACCATCGCTCATGTTGATATTGATAGCACCATACTCC